AAGGACGGGCAGGCTTTGGGTGCAACGTCATGGTGAGCACGAAGGATTGAACCCTCATACTTCGCCAGCAGCGTGACCAGCAGACTACGCAGCGCTTGCATTTGCGCAGGTGTAAAGTTGGCGTCGAACTTGCCTTTATCATCAATCCCACCCACGAGGCATACGCCAACGGAGTTGTGGTTGTAACCTTTCACGTGGGAACCTACAGCCAGTTCATCGCGGCCTGCTTCCACAGTGCCATCACGCTTGATGATGAAGTGATAACCTACGTCTAACCATCCCTGCTCTTTGTGCCACTGACGAATCTCACGAACGCCAATGTTCTGGCTTGGTTTGGTTGCTGAGCAATGCACAAAGATTGCCTCCGTTGTTGCTCGTGGTTTGAATTGAACTTTAGCCATTTTTCTTTACTCCTTTCTTAGTCTTAAATTTATCGAACGGAACCTCCTTCTTGGG